GCTTGTCTGCTATGCACAGATACAGGCCGCGCCCATCCTCACACACGACAGCCATGCTAAGCATTTCGCCGCCGTGCCCGTCAAACTCGCAGTCGACGTAATATCGGCTCATCATCCATTCCTTCCTGTGCGGTCGCTCAACTTATCCACGGGTGGTCCTTTCGTTGGTAGTCATGCCGCTTTCTTTTCCGAATTGCAGTGGAAGCCGCAGCCGCCCGTATCAGCGCCGCGCACCTTCGTTGGGTGGTCAAGCGGTATTTCGTCGGGATAGCAGCGAGTGTTGTGGCGCTTGCCGTTCTCGTCTTTGTATTGCCCGATAATCACCAACTTTGCGCCAAAGCGTCGCGCTTGTTCATTCCGGCGCGCAAAAACCTCTGGAAACCACTGGCGGATCAAAGCCCAATAGGCTGGACTGCTTGACTTAACGCAACCGATACAGTTGCCGTTAGGCATACCGATCTCATAGACCCACGGCCTGCGCACGCCATGCTGTTTTAGTATCGCATGGGTGTCCTTTTTGGTCAGCCCCATCTCGATCAATGGAGCGCGCTGGCGCAATTCCGGGTAGTCGGCCACCATGCCGTCAAACCGCTTCGCATCCCGCTTGTCGGCGGTATAGCCCCAATAATGCGTGTCGCTCGGCAACTGGAAATCCATCCGAGGCGCGAATTTCATTTCGCTGGTGCAGGGCGCTCCATTAATCCCTGACAAATAACGGCGATGCTCAAATACATCGTCTATCGTGTCGTATCGAGCTGACCGGATGCGGACGATCTCTTTGCCATACCACTGCTCAAGGTCATAGATAAACCGATGGCTGTCCTTATGGACGCTCTTGCCCAGATTGCAGTGGACCGGGATAGCCTTCGGATTATCCATCAGCACGAAATGACCCATGACGGCACTGTTCACGCCATCTACCCAAATAAGGTCGCGGCCCATCACAGCGGCGCTCCGGGGGAGGTTGCGAACACAGTGTATGCAACGGGTCATTTCGATCCTTTCATACGCTTGCGGCAACGATCATAAATCCGACGCGCTTGCGCCTGCCCTTCCTTCTTGGTGCGATCGATAGCGGCCAATTCTTCTTTCTCCGCACCAGTCAAATGGTCGCGCCAGCTCATTCCATCCAGTCCTCGACCTCGTCATTCATATCGCGTTCCACAGTCCCTGAGCCAAGGCATTTAGGACATTGGGTATCATAATCGTCTGGTGACAAGTCATCCATGCCGACAAAGCGACTACGGCGATTTGGATTGACGCCACACACTTCGCCCATGCCATTGCATTGGGGGCACTCAACATCAATAATCATAAGTAAGATACCTTCATAATTCCTGGTGCTGTTGAACAGTTCATGGTGCAAAAACCGTCCATACAATCTGCGCATGGGACAAAGCCCAATTCCGCACCTCGTTCACGCACTGCCTCAGTCCTCTTCGCATGAAGCTCGGCTATCCTCTCATCAAGGCGGCTAATCTTGCGCTGGGCAATAGTTGGTAGCGCGTCGTAGCTCATGCGAACAAGAAATCCCTTTCTTTGTAGACGTGGCCGAACCAACGCGGGGCAGGGTTATTGCTGATGAGATCAGCGAAGAACGTATATTCTGCGTTGCCCTTCGCGTCGAAGCGAAAGCAGCGATCAGAAGCCCGGCGCTCATCCGCGCCAGTTTCCTCGATGAAAACACCGCCAGCGAGAGTGGAAAACTTCAGAAGCATAGCAACCTCCTTAAGGAAGGGCGGAATTGCCCGTTGCAATGTGGTTCTCTTGTTTTCATATCCACCTATATAATGCGGAATTCCATATCATGCAAGCGGAAAATTACCTTCTCCTACTCATCTCTTCCTCATCCCCATAGGTACAGGGTTGCTCCAGTTGCGGTGGCTCTTGTGCATGGCTTCCTCTTGACGAGGCGGATTGCTCATGAGAGCCAGTGCTGCCTGCCTGTAGGGCCGGTCGGTGCGGGGGGTCATGCGACCATCCAGACTGGCGGCAAAGGAATTTCTTGCTCGTGGGGCCGCCAGATGTGCAGACAGTAATTATGCACACTGACATGCTCGCCCTCGGTCACGTGGAGCTGATAAGCAACCTCGTCGGGCTTGAAAAAAAGACGCTTCACTTGCTCCATTTCAACCCAAGACGGGCATCTCGGCAGACTGGTCGAGACAGAGATATGATCCCAACCTTCACCAGATGATGCCATAATATGGAGCGTGGCATTGGCGCTTTTTACCTTGAAACAGCCGCCGTAGTCATCGCCTTTTGTCCCAGATAGGCGCATTTCCCATTCACGGTCGCGATACTGATTCAACTCTCTCAGCCTACGCATACACTCTTGTCCTTTCCCCCGCCTAGCGGGACTATGTTACTACCGGAGCGGTTTATTGGACCGCCCGCTTTGTTGAAATTTTGACCCGCCCCCTGCTTATCGCGTCCGCCATGTTTTCTTTGGCGGTGCCGGGCCTGAGATGGGATGGATTGACGCATTTGCGGTTGTCGCAAGAATGCAAGATCATGAGGCCTTCTGGGATTGGGCCGACATGTCTTTCATAAGAATAGCGATGGGCGCGCAATTCTTTGTCGCCCAAATAAAAGCGTCCATAGCCGTTTACAAACAGCTTACCTTGCCATTCCCAGCATTGTGTCTGTTCGTTCTTTAAAACATTGGAGTCAAAAAATTCGTTTGGCGTGAAAGTAGCTGCGCCAAGACGCCGTTTTCTGAGGTGGTTGCATTCCGCCGAACAATAACGTCGCTTGCTGAATTTTGCGAATGACTGGAAAGCTCTATCACGCAGCCTAAACTCTCCACCGCAAGCAGCGCATATTTTTACAGCGTTATCATAAGCTGTGATATATGGCCTCCCGGTTGGGCGTCCTGTAGGCTTGCGCACGTCTATTTCCTTTCTGCTCTGGCCTTTAGTGCCCGGAACCAGAGCAATTCGCCGGGCCGGTGGTTAAGCTGCTAAATCTCTGCGGGCCTCATCCATGAGTATTTCTGGGGCGACCCCAAGCCGTTTAGCCAGTAGGTCGCGAACCCTGTCCACAAATGCAGCCCTGTCTGGTTCATCCATGTTGTGAAACGCGATGCTATCGTCATCCCAAGTGATAATTTCGCCCGTCGCCTTCGCCCTGATAGGGGTGGAAAGCCCCAGCTTCCGTTTGAGCCAGACATGAAAGGCGTTCGGTCGCACTGGACCGTCGAAGGCGTCTGCCAAGTTTGCCAGCGCGACCCTGAGCATCTGCCAGTAGAACCGCATCCGCTTTACATTCCCAGTCGCCTTCACAACCTCGATGCGCAGCAATGTGCCGTTCGGATAGGCGGCTATAAGCTCCTTAGCGGCCTCGCCATCAGGGCGCAGGGCGCCGAGTTGCACGCGCACCAATATCGGCTCCTTGTCAGCCATAACGCACCTCGTAATTGTGTCGGTTCAATACTGCCGTTTGCACAAGGTCTATGCCGTGCACGTCGAGAAACTGCTGTTCACCGCCAAGCCGGTGGATCGAGTGCTTGTCCTTCTGGTGGCACCCGAAACACAACTTTACGACAAGCCAATCATCCTTGGTTATCCGCTGCCCACGCACATGGATGATGTGGTGCACCTGTTCAGCAGGCGCTCCACACACGCACTGATCTGGTAGCCAGTCCCAATAGCGTTTGACGGCGGCGGTAGGCATCAGAACGGAACTTCGTCGTCGAGGACGGCGCTGAAGTTTGGCTCGCTACGCCGATGGTCAGCAAACTCGCCGGGGCGGTCGTTGGATTGCTGGCGTTCACCGCGCTGTTCTGAGCGTCCGCCTTGCAGTGCTATATCATTGGCCCGAATGTTGAGCTGCGGCCTACCTTCATATTCACTCAACTCGAATTCGCCGTTGACCGTGACGGAAACGCCCTTGAGTAGATAAGGAGCGAGCGCCTCCCCTCTCTTCCCCCAAAGAGAAACGCGATACCAATTTGTTACCTTGTCACGCCCCTTACGGCCATCGACGGCTACATTTAGATTGAGGATACTATCCCCACCTTGCGTCGAACGAAGCTCAGAGTCTCTGCCCAACTTTCCAGTGATTGTCATATTCTGCATTACGCTGCCTTCCGATATAGTTCTGTGAGCTGGGCGACATCAGCCTCGATCTCAGCCAAGAATTCGCGCACGAGCGTTTCCAGTTCGGCGATGGCCGCGTCGTCGCGATGCAGGCGCTTCACAAAAAGCTGCATCTCCTCCGGCATACGCGGATCAAAGCTGACGAAATCGCACCAGAACCGACCCGTGCAGGCCATTTGCCATTGCATCTGCCCGACATACTTGCCGGGGATCGAAGCACCTTTCAGCGTTTCGATATGTGTGGCGGTGTTGGGGCATTTAATCTCAACAAGCCCGTCAGCACCGACAAGGCCATCAGGAGACGCCCCCGCATCCAAGATTGTTGGGTGAATGACAAACGCTTCCTCGCACACATTCTGTCCTTCAAGGAAGGCATAGGCGACGCGGGCCTGTTCCTCGGTATCAATACCCCATTGCATCGCGGCGTTGGTAAAGGAGTCCTGGCGCTGACCAGTCAGCCGTTCGGCAATAAGTTGGGCCTTGTAGTTGGCGCGGCCTGCTCCCCATCCAGTTTTCGTCCGCGCGGTAACATCGGTGATGCGGGAAGCCGTCACCTTGCCGAGCCTGATTGCAAACCAATCATCTGATCGCTGTTCCATTATGCAGCCTTTCTGTTTTCTGGGAGTTTCGCCGACAGGCTCTTGCGCGCATGTTCGAACCGAGATACCGGAAGGTCAGTCAGTGCCTCGATTTTGTAATACTGACAGAAGATATCGATGTTAGCGTCCGTCGCCTCGATCAGATCGCGCAGCGCGGCGTATTGATCATCATTAATTACTGCCGCCACAACCTCATGCGTGGTAGAGTCTGCGTCATTGTCACCTTCGGTTGGGATGGCAAACGCCTGAAATGCAGCGTATTTGTAAGCAGCGGACATCGCCTTGTTGGTGGCCTTGTCCCCGCTGTCCATCGCCTCGCCGAAGGTGCGGACCGTGTGTTTGCTGCCATCACTGGCCGCGACAAAATCAAACTCGGCCTCAAGCGTCACATAGAACAGAGCATTGCCTTTGGCAGACTTGCGTTCCACCACGTCACGCGATAGCATCCGGGGAAGGATGCAAAGCCCATGCTTGGCAAGCAGCGGTGATAGTGCGTTATAGACATCATCAATGCCGCGAAACTTGTAGTTCGCGCCGGGTGTCTGGTTGGTGCGGTTCTTGCCAATACCTTCCTTGGAGAGTTCCCCTTGGATGGCGGCAATCGCCTTGTAGACATCATGTGTCATCATTGCTTCCTTCTGTTCAATCACATCTCATCTCCTGCGCTTGGCTTTCCATGCGCTTCATGAAGGCTTTGAACCCATCCCATATCCAGCATCCCACCATGACAGCGGGGAGGATGAAAAAGGGGGCGAATAGGAAGGTGGTCATGATCCCGGCTTTCTCAACTCCGCCAGCGCGCGCGTCAGGTCCATGCTGGCACGGCGGATAGCGCCGCTTTCCTTCGGGAAATTATCGTTCTCGAATGGGCCATATGATGAGCCGGGGACCGTGTAAGTCGTGGGCTTCGGCAAAGCCTTGGCGCGCCTGATAAAGCGCTCTGCCTCGGCAATAGCGATTTTCAGCTTTTCGCGGTTCATTGCCCACCCCCCAACAGTGGAAGCCACCAAGGCATGTAGATCAGGGCGTTCATTTGAAGCACGCGTCGATGATCTTGGTTAGCTGCCAAGATTGTGTTAGGTTATTGGCAAGCTTTTCCTGCATTGCCTTCGCGATCTCTGCGGGGATGCCGCGAACCATAGTGGTGGCAGCGCCTACCAGTTCATCCTTGTTGGCAAGAAGCTGCGAGCGGATTTCCGGCACGATTTCATCTGTGATGAATTTTGCCACCTCTTCCTTGAGAGCGTTCGGCAACTCCCATTCGAACTGGCGCTTAATGCCAGACATCAGGGCATCCGTAACAGCGGCCTTGACCGCGCCCTTGTTGCTCTCAAGGATGTCGGTGAAAAAGTCTGCGCTAATCTCGGTCATTGAAAAATCTCCACAATAAAGGGTATCCACCAAGGCATGTAGATCAGGGCAGAGACGCCAAGCGCCCACATGCCCACAGCTAGGATTGAATGAGAGAGGGGGTTA